AGCGGATCGTCGCTTCGGTCAAAGCCTCCGACAAGGGCGGAAAACCGGGTCAATGGAGCGCCCGCAAGGCTCAACTTGCAACTCAGAGATACAAAGGCTCTGGAGGGGGTTACAAGGGGCCGAAAAGTGCCGATAATTCGCTCTCAAAGTGGACTAAAGAGGACTGGGGAACCAAGTCTGGGAAGCCCTCCACTCAAGGCCCTGAGGCGACTGGCGAGAGGTATCTGCCAAAGGCCAAGATTGAGAAGTTAACTCCGGCCGAGTACGGAGCGACAACGCGAGCCAAGCGAGAAGGCATGAAGCAGGGTAAGCAGTTCGTTTCTCAGCCTGAGTCGATCAAGAAGAAGGTGTGGTGATATGACCGTAGCCGCCGTCATGACCTACGATTCGTTGGTCGAAAACATCCAGTCCTACCTGGAGCGTACCGATCAGGCCACGATCGACAAGATCCCTCTGTTCATCATGCTTGCGGAGCAGGTTATTGCTTCGCAGATCAAGTTTCTTGGAAACCTGACGGTTAACCAAAGCGCGATGGTGCAGGGCACAAATGTCATCGACAAGCCCGCTCGTTGGCACAAGACGGTTTCGATGAACATCACGGTGGCCGGTAGGCGCTACCCTGTACTGCTGCGTAAGTACGAATACTTACGGGAGTATTGGCCTGATCCTTCGGAGGAACTGATTCCGAAGTTCTACTGCGACTACGACTACACCCGTTGGATGGTGGCCCCGACCCCAAACGCCGCCTACAACTTCGAGGTGCTGTACTACGAGCGCATTCAGCCTCTGGACAGCAGCAACCAGACCAACTGGTTCACGATCTACGCTCCCCAGGCCCTCCTGTATGGCTCTCTCTTGCAGGCCATGCCGTTCCTGAAGAACGACGAGCGGATTCCGATGTGGCAGGCCCAGTACGACTCCATCATGCAGACCTTGATGGCCGAAGACAAACTACGGGTGGCCGACCGTCAGGCGGTCGCGGTGGACAGTTAAGGAAAATTCATGAGTTACAACTCACCCTTTACCGGCACAGTCATTCAGCCGACCGACGTTTCTTTCCGGGCGGTCACGCTGTCAGCCAACACGCAGTTGCAGTGGCCAATCAACGGCAACGCTACCGACGACTACGCAGCGCGGATCATGAATGTGACGGCCACCACGGGTGGCTTGTCTCTTTTTATGCCGCCCGCGAACCAGACCTCGGTCGGCAACGATGCCCTGATCCGCAACGTCGGCGTCAACACCTTCACGGTCAAGGACTACGCCGGAACGAACACGCTGATCACAATCGCGGCGGGTGAGACCAAGTACATCTACATCACCACCAACGCCAACGAACAGGGCACCTGGGGCAACATCGCCTTTGGCACGGGCACCTCTTCTGCGGATGCCGCGACTCTGGCCGGGTACGGCCTGAAGGCTATCGGCTCTACCTTGAACCAGAGCCAACCGGTTCAGACTTTCTCGTCCGACTACACGGCACTGGCTTCAGACCGCGGCTCTGTCTATGTGTGGACGGGCGGTTCTGGAACTCTGACCCTGACCTCTGCGGCCACTCTGGGTGATGACTGGTTCATGCTCCTGCGTAACAGCGGGACGGGCGAACTGACGATCTCTCCGTCTGGTGGGCAGACCATCAACGGCTCTGGAACGCTGTCTCTGCAGCCCTCCGACTCCTGCGTTGTCTCATGCTCTGGTTCTGCCTTCTATACGATCGGCCTGGGCAAGAGCACTCAGTTCAACTTCACCCAGTTGACCAAGGCGGTTACCTCGGGTTCGTATACGCTGAGTTCTTCTGAGGCGTCAAACGTCATTCAGAAGTACACCGGAACGCTTTCTGGCAACGTGACCATTGTTCTCCCCCAGACGGTTCAGGTGTACTACATCACCAACCAGACCAACGGGACTGGCGCGGGCTACGACATCACCTTCACCACGGGTGTGGCGGGTGGCGCCACTGCTGCAGTTCCTGCGGGTCAGCAGGTGATTCTGCTGTGCGACTCTGCGAACCTGTACAACGCATCAACGATCGCTGCAGGCGCCTCTACGCTGTCACTGGCAAACGGAACCGCAGGCGCTCCGACCCTGAACTTTGCTTCTGAGACGAGCACCGGTATCTACCGGCCCGGATCTGGACAAATCAACATTACTGTCTTGGGTACTCAAAGGGCCAGTTTCAGCGCCACGGGTCTTGAGATCACTGGCACTGGAAACTTCACCAACGGAATCAGCGGCGGGACGTTCTGATGACGGCCAAAGTCTTTTCGCTCGATACCAAACCCGGCATTCAGCGGGATGGAACTGTCTTTGACAAGCAGTTCTACTCCGATGGCCAGTGGGTGAGGTTTCAGCGCGGCCGACCCCGTAAGGTCGGTGGCTATCGGGTGATGTCCAGTCAACTCAAGGGCCCATCTAGGGGCATTTGGGTAAACCCTCAGAGCAATTTCAACTACATCTTCAGCGGCTACAACAACGGGTTGCAGCGGCTGACCATCGACAACACCGGGGTAGGCGCCGGGGTGGTGGACTTCACCCTGTCCAACTTCACCGCGAACGACAACAACCTCTGGCAGTTTGACGGCTTCTACGACACCGCGGGAACGGGGACGGCGTCTCTCTTGGCCCATCCTGGCCAGAACTTGTCTTCTATCGACAATGTGATCGATACGCCGGTCCTGATCGGAGACATCAACGGCACTTCCATGAGCAAGATTGGCGTCTTCACAGACACCATCACCTCTGTTGGAACGGCCACGGTGACGCTTGCGGCGGCCAATCTGCTCATCGCTGCAGGTCAGTTGGTCACGGGCACAGGAATTCCTCCGAACACGACGGTTGTGTCGGTTTCCACGACCACGGTTGTGCTTTCCAACACGGTCTTGGCCGGGACGATTCTCGCCACCTTTGACAACCAAGTCTCGGTGTCTGGCGGGGTGGTTTCCCTGCACCCGTATGTGTTCGTGTACGGCAACAACGGCCTTATCAGGAACTGTGCCGCAGGCAACGCTGATGACTGGGTGTCGGCTGACGCCAACGAAGTCAATGTGGCCACCGGCAAGATCGTTCAGGGACTTCCAGTTCGAGGTGGTTCTAACTCTCCCTCGGGGCTGTTCTGGAGCCTTGATAGTCTGATTCGCGTGTCATATGCCCCGACAAACATCGTCGTTGGTGGGACTACAGTCACTCAATACTGGCGCTACGACATCATCTCTAGCCAGTCCTCAATCCTGTCTTCTCAGAGCGTGATTGAGTACGACGGCGTGTACTTCTGGTGCGGGACTGACCGCTTCTTGCTCTACAACGGTGTGGTCAAGGAGATCCCGAACTCAATGAACCAGAACTGGTTCTTCGACAACCTGAACTACGAGCAGAGACAGAAGGTGTGGGTTACCAAGGTTCCCCGTTATGGGGAAATCTGGTGGTTCTATCCTCGCGGCGACTCAACCGAGTGCAACGACGCCATCATCTACAACGTGCGCGAGAACACATGGTACGACGCAGGTCAGGCCGTTGGCGCTCGTCGGTCTGCAGGTTACTTCTCTCAGGTGTTTGCCTATCCGGTTGCTGCAGACTGGCTTGCTTCCGAGGCTGAGACTGTCACAACTTCGTCTGTTGACTCGTTCAACGGTGTTTTTGCTCTGTACCTTGACACCTACAACGTCAACATTGTGGTGGGGCAAGAGGTCAGCGGAACCAACATCGCAACAGGTTCAGCCGTCACGGCCATCACCACGAGCAACATCAAGACGCTTGGGACAATCACTGGTGGTTCTGGGTACACCAACGCCACTTACACCAATGTAACGCTTACCGGAGGCTCTGGAAACGGAGCCAAGGCCACGATCATTGTGGCCGGTGGTTCTGTGACGACGGTGACTTTGACAGATCGCGGACAAGGGTATCTTGTTGGAAACACCTTGAGTGCGGCGTCTGGTGACATCGGCGGTGGTTCTTCTTTCTCTGTGCCGGTTTCTGCGATCTATCAGCAGGCGGCCGAGGTCTCTCTTGCCGCTACCGGTACTGGTACTCAAACAGCCACTTTCAGCACGCCTGCCAATCGGGTGCAGATCTTTCAACACGAGTTTGGAACAGATTCGATTGACGGGCAGAACGTCGAGGCAATTCGCAGTTTCTTCGAGACCAATGACCTTGGATGGGTCTCTGGGGGCCCTTCTGAGGTCTCTATGGTTGGTGCCAACAAGTGGCTGCGGATTGAGCGAGTAGAGCCTGACTTCTTGCAAGACGGCGAGATGCGCCTGTACATCACGGGCCGTCCGTATGCACAGTCTGAAGACAAGACATCTGATCCTTACTTCTTTGATCCTGACACCAACAAGATCGACATGAAGGAGCAGCGCCGAGAGTTGCGGATCATTTTTGAGTCCAACGTGGTGGGCGGTAACTACCAACTTGGTCGAGTGATCGTCAGCGCAGACATCGGAGATGTCCGTGGCTACTAATGCGCTGCTCTATGACCCCAGGTATCACACCTTCGTGTCTTGGGCTTCTCTGATGGTTGAGTTGTACGCACAACTGCAACTGGAGATCCCCGACGAGAGAACTGACTGGCGGGCTTGGGGCAATGGTCTGTTCAACTTGGGGTTCTTCTCCAACGAATCCGTCCCCAAGACTGAAGAGTTTGAAAACTGGTACGACTGGGCGCAGGCGGTAGTCGGCGCTGTCAACCCGAGAACCTGACATGGCACTGCCGATCACCCAATTTGAAGATCGTATGGGTCGCGCTGTTTTGTCGCGTGATTCTGCTGAGTTGGCCGAAGATGAAACCGACATCACAACCAGTCTAGGTGGACTTCTAGGATCAGGGGCTGTTACTGCGGCTCCTGCTCCTGCTCCTGCTCCTGCTCCTGTCGCGAGTGGCTTGCCAACTTCTGCCCCTGCAGCAGCATCTGCTGTTCAGCAGGCCGCATCTTCCGCTTCTGCGGCGGCCCCTCAAGACACTTGGGGGAGGGAGTATGAGGCTCAAGCCGTCGGAGATGGAACCTACACGGCAAGTCAAATCCCGAATGTCCAACTGCCTCCTGGATTCAACTGGCAAGACTACGTCAGCAAGAATCCTGACCTGCAGCAGCAGGGGATTGACACTCAAGGTGAAGCCGAGCGCCACTACAGGCTCTATGGACACAAGGAGACCAGAGCAGGCGCTCCTGATATGTCTGTACAGGACGCCATCAACTTTGCTAGGAACAACCTCAACAACCAGAACGCATTCATGGATGCGGGAGAGGCGGGCCTAGTACCAACTGCTATTCAGGTCGGCAAATACTCGATTGCGCCTGTTGGATACGGACAGATCCAAGGGTTCGACATCGGAGGCATGGGCGGCACGACCTCCGAAGCCTCTCAACTTGCTCCGGCCGGTACTCCGTTTGAGCAGATCATCAGGACTGATGCAAGCGGCAACGTCATCGGTCAGCAACTAAAACTCAAGACTGGCAGCGATAGCGGCTTCTACATTGACCTGGACGCCCAGGGAAGAATAACCGCCGTTGACAAGTTCGATGAGTCTGAGTGGTGGAGAAAGCCTGTAGGGCTTGCCGCAACCTTCCTCGGGGCTACTCTGGGCGCTCCTGGCATTGGTCAGGCACTAGGTTTCGGCACTGGAACGCTTGGCACGATTGCCGGTGGTGCTGCTCTTGGAGGTCTGGGCGGGATCGCTTCAGGCGCTGAGGGCGCAAACCTCCTGAGATCCATGGCTCTCGGGGGTATAGGCGCCGCAGGCGGCCAGTTGGCCACACAGGCAGGGAGTGCTGTCCAGAGCGCCGTAGGCCCTGGACTAGCAGGAGAGGTGCTTGGCGGCGCTGCTCGCGGGCTTGTTCAGGCTGCTCCTACCGCGATTGCAACTGGCGACACAAGGGGTCTTGGTGTTGGCGCTCTTGTGGGTGGTTTGAGCGCGGGAGCGCAATCCGCTCTCAAGGATGTTGGATTCACTCCGAACCAGATTCGAGGTGCGTCGAACCTTGCCATGCAGGCATTCTCCGGCAAGCCCAACATCAACAGCATCATCAACGCCGTTGGTGATCTAGTTGACTCTCCGAACGCCACGGTTGCTGCAAAGTCGGCTGTTCTGTTCAATCTAGCCCGGTCTGGCGCAGACCCCATGCAGATCATCGGCGCTGCTCAAGACCTGTATGGCTCGATTGAGCGTGCATCTGTCCCGAGCGTGATGTCTGACAAGGAGGCGAATGCATTCCTTGCCGCAAAACGCGCAGGTGCAAGCGACGAAGAGGCTCTGGCCACCGCTCGTGCTGCTGTTGGCGGAGATGCCATCGATCGCGCTACTGCTCGTGCAACAGGTCTCCCCATCACTCAGATGGCCATTCCTGAAATTGAGATCTTTGATGAAGAGTGGGGCAATCTGAGTCAGGCGCAGAAGGATGCTGCCAATCGGATGACCCTGAACATCGGGGCAGATAAGGCTTCTACGCCACAAGAGGCGGCTGCTCTGGCTAAGGCTCAAGGCTATGGGATGTTTACCTTTGGTGGTAACCGGTACACCCTGGGTGCAAGTGCCGATCAGATCTTGGCGCAAGATCCCAACTATGTGCCTCCGGCCGCCACAACCGGTGCAGCCGCTACAACCGGAGCAACTGGTGCAGCCAAGGTTGTTCCGGGTTGGGGCCGTGAAGGAAACCTGATTCAAGGCTTCAACAACGCAACCGTTGGAACGACCAATCAGGCTCGCGCAGCCGAAATCTTGCGCGAGACATTTGGCAACGCTGTTGATTGGGTTGATCAGAACGCCATCAATGCTGCGGCTTCGTATGTCTACGCCAATCGGGAAGACCTGCTGAGGCAGGATCTTGCTCAAGGCAACGTGCTTGGCATCGGAACTCGCGGACCTGCTGCTCAGGACATTACGAGCGTCCGTAAAGACTACGCCGTTGAAGGCGCACGG